TCAGCGACAGCTACACCCCGGGGCAGAACCAGCAGTGGGGGCTGCCCTGGAATGGGCTTGGTGCTCGCGGCGTTCACAACATCACCAGCCGGTTGACGTTGGCGTTGCTGCCGCCAACGGAGGCGTTCTTCCGGTTCACGATTGACGAGATCGAGCTGGCTACCCAGGAGCAGGAAGCCCTGGCGGCCGGCGCCACACCCGAGGATCTGGCCAAGGGCAAGAGCACGTTTGATCTGGGCCTGGCCAAGCTCGAACGCGCCGTGCTGCGCAGCATCGAAACCAGCAACGACCGGGTGGCGGTCCACGAAATGCTGATGCACCTGATCGTGGGCGGCAACGCGCTGCTCTACGTCAGCGAGAAGGGGCTGCGGTGTTTCCACCTGGACCGCTATGTGCTGCGGCGCGATCCGATGGGCAACCCCCTGCAGGCGATCGTGTGCGAGGAGCTCAGCGTTGAGAACCTGCCGCCACGGGTGAAGGCTGTTCTCGATGAGGAAGATGGCGACAGGATCGCCGGCATCGACGACGAGGACGGCGACGACGACGCCTCCGACTACGACCGGACGGTGAAGCTGTTCACCTGCGTCGAATGGGAGGACAACAAGGTCACGTGGTATCAGGAGGTGAAGGGCCGAGAGATCCCTGGCACCAAGGGAACCGCCAAGGCCAGCGAGTCACCCTGGCTGCCGCTGCGGATGTACCGCATCGACGGGCACCACTACTCGCCGGGCTACATCGAGGCGGCATGTCTGGCTGATCTGCAGACCGCTGAAGCGCTGAGCCAGGCCATCGCCGAGGGCTCGCTGGTCAGCGCCCAGGTGAAGCATCTGGTGAAGCCCAGTGGCGTCGCCAACCCGAAGAAGCTGGCCGACAGCGCCAATGGCGCCTACCTGCCCGGCAACCCCGATGACGTGTTCACCATCCAGGTCAACAAGGCCTCGGATCTGCGGGTGGCGATGGAAGGGCTGGCGCGTGTCGAGGCCCGACTGGGGCAGGCGTTCATGCTGGCCGACGTGCGCGACAGCGAGCGCACCACCGCCGAGGAGGTGCGCCTTCATGCACTGCAGATCGAGAACAGCCTCGGCTCGATCTACAGCATCCTCACCACGGAGTTCCAGCAGCCCTATGTGGCGCGGAAGCTGGCGCTGCTGATGCGTGCAGGGAAGCTGCCGAAGCTGCCCGACATGGTGAAGCCCGTGGTCAGTGTCGGCCTGGCAGCCGTGGGCCGCGGCAACGATCTGGAGAAGACCGCAAGGTTCATGCAGATCCTGCAGCAGTCGATCGGTCCAGAAGGGATCGCCACCTACGTGATGCCGGCTGAACTGATCCGCCGCCTGGCGGCCTCAATGGGCATGGACATCATCGGGCTGGTCAAGACCGACGAGCAGATGGCGGCCGAGCAGCAGCAACAGCAGCAGATGGCCATGGCGCAGCAGGCGATGCAAGGCGGCATGGCAGACCCACAGAAGCTGGCGAACGCCGCGGCCATCAGCCAGGAGATGGCCTCGCCGCCGCCGGTTGATGCACCACCTGAACAACAACCAACCCCATGACTGCAACACCCACAGAACAGCTGGATCCACGCGCCATGGTCGCCCCCGGCCAGGAGGCGGTGCTGGATGAGTTCTTCGCTGAACTGGACCAGCAGAACGCTGCGATCCAGGCTGCCGAACAGGACGCACCAGCACCCGAGCCGGCATTGCTGGCTGGCAAGTTCAAGAGTGCCGAGGAGCTGGAGCGCGGCTACAAGGAACTGGAGCGCAAGCTGGGCGCCAAGGCCGAGGCACCCGAGCCAGCGGAAGCCGCGCCCGAACCGCTCACCCGCGAGCAGGCTTCCGAGCGCTATGGCGAGTTCATTGCCAGCGCTGCCGAGGAGGAAGGCCTCGATCTGAGCGCATGGGATGCCGCCGTGCGGAAGGGCGAGGACACCGCAGATTTGCGGGAGAAGCTGGCGGCACGCACCAACATCCCGGTGCAGCTGATCGAGCAGTACGAAGCAGCGTTCCGCCCCCAGGCGCAGCCGGCTGATACCGGCGCAGCGCAGCAGGGCTTCAGCGATGCGGACGTGAGCGAGCTCAAGACGCTGGTGGGCGGCGAGCAGGAGTTTGCGCGACTCAGCCAGTGGGCGGCAACGAACATGGGCGCCGACGAGCTGGCGGATTACAACGCCGCGGTGGACAGCGGCAACAAGGCCGCGGTGCGATTGGCGCTGCGGGCGATGCAGGCCCGGGCCACCACAGTGCAACAGCAGGGCGAACCGGAACTGATCGGCGGCGGTCGCCCGGCCCAGGTGGATGTGTTCGCCAGCCAGCAGGAAGCCCTGGCGGCTTACCGGAAGACCGACAGCAAGGGCAAGCGGTTGTACGACAGCGATCAGAAGTACCGGGCGTGGTACGAGAAAACCCTTGCGCGATCGAACTATCCCGCATAATGAGGGCAACAGTTTCTCTGCAGCAGTGCAGTTGAACGGGCCTCCTTCGGGAGACACCCCGACTCGGCGATCTGTGAGGCAGGAGCTGACAATCACTTAAACCAGTGACCAGTCTCACCAACCTCGACCGTCTTGGTCAGATCAAACAGGCAGGGGATGTCAATGCCCTGTTCCTGAAGCTCGGCATGACCGAGATTCTTGACGCCTTCGACCGCAAATGCGTGTTCAAGGGCAAGGTCAAGGAGCGCAACATCCGTGGCGGCAAGAGCGCTGCCTTCCAGGTGACCGGCCGCAACACGGCTGCGTATCACACACCTGGCACCGCGATTCTGGGCGATCCCAACGCCACCAACGCTGACCGCAACGAGTACATCATCAACCTCGATGGTTTGCTGGTTGCGTCCGAAGTGATCTATGAGCTCGACGAGCTCATGAATTACGTGGACATGCGGCAAGACATCACCCATCAGCTCGGCCAGGCACTGGCTCGGGAGTGGGACCAGCGGGCCGCCCGCGTGATCTATGGCGCAGCCAAGACCACAACGGAACCGCTGCTCTCCGGTGGTGGTGCGGTGGTGACCGGCTCGATTGCCACGACCACCCTGACCGTCACCGCGGTCACCAGCGGTCGCATCTACCCGGGACAGACGATCAGCGGCAGCGGCATCACCGCCGGCACCTTGATTGTCGCCCAGCTGACCCAGACCAGCGGCGATGCAATCGGTCTGCGCGGCACCTACACGGTGTCGGTGTCGCAGACGGCAGCCTCCACCACGGTGACTGCCGTTGGCGGTCCGAGCGCTGGCCGCATTGGCCAGACCCAGACCCTGCCTGCCGGCTACACCACTGCCACCACCAACAGCCGTGGTGACAGCCTGATTGCTGCCATCTCGGCACTGAAGGTGCAGATGCAGGCCAAGGACGTGCCCGTTGAGGACATGATCTGCGTGGTGCCTCCGTCGGAGTATGACTGCCTTCTGGATTCAACCAGGGCGATCAACGCCGACTTCAACGGCGCCGGTGGCGGCAACGGCACCATTGCCGAAGGTCGCATCATGCGCGTCAAGGGCATCCCGGTGATCTGGTCCAACCACGTCACCCAGCCGGCGTACACCAACAGCACGCTCGATCGGAACACTGCCTATCAGCAGGATCTGTCGAAGTGTCGCGGCATGGTGTTCCACAAAGACGCGATCGGTGTCCTCACCCTGAAGAACATCGGATTGCAGGTCACGCCCCAGGGAGGGGATTTCAACATAATGTATCAAAGTACACTTCTCGTGGCGAGGATGGCACTCGGAATGAGCGTGTTGCGGCCTGAGTGCGCCGGGGTCATCGAGATCCCCTAAACTCCAACCGATCCCGATGGGTCGATGGGGAACTGCCCCCTGCCGTTTTGGCGGGGGGCTTTTTGCTGGCAGCGATAGCATGAGGACTGCACCCCTGCAGGCCAGTCGTGCCGATCTCCAACCAGGCAGTGACGCCGGGCCGCACGACCCTGCTGGAAGCGGTCAACACCCTGCTGGCCGTGATCGGCGAGCAGCCGGTCAACACGCTGGAAACCCAGCAGATCGTTGAGGCCTCGATGGCTGAGCGCACCCTGCTGGAGTTCCACAAGGAGGGGCAGGTCAACGGCTGGAGCTGGAACAGCGAACAGGCCTACGAGTTCACCAAGGACAACAACAACGAGATCGTGGTGCCGACCAATGTCGTCAGGTGGGCCGCGGATGCCTACGAGTGGGCCGGCCGGTTCCAGCTGCGCGGCCAGCGGGTGTACGACCGCGAGAAGCGCACCTATTCCCTGGGCAGTGATGTCACATCCCTCAAGGCTGATGTGGTGTTCCTCTTGTCGTGGGACGAGAGCCCTGAAGCGTTCAACCGATGGGTGACGATTCGCTCAGCGCGGGTGTTTAGCGGTCGCGTGCTGGGCGACTCCTCCTCGTTCAAGTACACGGCGCTGGATGAGCAGGCGGCGCTGACAGCGCTGCAGGCGGTTGAGATGGATCAGCTGCAGGCGAACAGCCTGACCGGCGGTCCCGGGATGAGGCCGTTCCCCACCTACTCGCCAGGTCTTGGTCTGCTGGGCCGCAACCGGGGCTACCTGCGTGGCTGATCTCGTCTCCTATTCCATCCCCAATCTGTTTCAGGGGATCAGCCAGCAACCGGATGCTCAGCGCGACCCCACGCAAGGGGAGGTGCAGATCAATGGGATGAGTTCTGCTGCGGAGGGGTTGCGCAAGCGCGAGGGCAGCAGCTGCATCGCACGGGTGAGCACCACCAGCTTCGGCGACGTGTTCTTCCATCAGATCCTGCGCGATGCCACCGAGCAGTACCTGGCGGTGATCAGCAAGACGGCCATCCGGGTGTTTGATCTGACGGGCGTCGAGCGGACGGTCACTGTCGCCAGCGGTGCGTTCAGCTACCTGTCGTCGGTGGTGAGCGCAAAGGCCGACATTCGGGCCGCCTCGATCGCCGACTACACGTTCATCAGCAACACCAAGGCGGTGCCAGCGATGGACACGGCCCTGGCGCCTGCTGTGGCCCGGCCAGCCGCGAACGAAGCGCTGGTGTGGGTGAAGGCGGCCAACTACGGCCAGCGCTACACGCTCAACATCAACAGCCAGCAGGTCACGGTGGCCACCGCGGTGGCGCCTGTGGTGGTGACTGGCAGCCTCACCATTGAGAACCGGATCAGCAGCGCGGAGATTGCCGCGCAGCTCCGGGCGGCGATGCTTTTCGGGGCCGCCACTGCCCTGACTTTCACAGGATCGGCGACGACCCTGAGCACAACGAAGACCGGCCTGCCCACCACCACCGATGGCGACGGGTTGGGGTTGCTCGTCAATGTGACCGGCAACGGCACGGCGATCACGGCGACAGCGATCAATGCCGGCGGGGCTGGATACCAGGCGGGCGCCAAGGTGTTTGTGGCCCGCTACCTCCTCGAAGGGGGCACGGATACATCCCCGGTTCAGGTGGCAACGGTGAGCACCGCCGCGGCCGGCCCGCTGACGGGGGTCACGATTGCTCGCAGCGGTTCGGTGCTGCATCTCACCAGCAGCAGCGCGATCACGCTTGCTGCCACCGATGCCAGAGCAAACGCGGACATCACGGCGATCACCAACAGCGTGCAGGCGTTCACCGAGCTGCCGACGATCGCACCGTCCGGCTATCAGATCGAGGTGGTGGGCGATCCGGGCAACAAGTTCGACGGCTACTACGTGAGTTTCGTTTGCCGCAGCGGCACGTTTGGCGAGGGCAGCTGGCAGGAGACGGTCAGCCCCGGGGTTGAGTACCGGATTGATCAGGGCACGATGCCGCATCTGTTGGTGCGGCTGCCAACCGGCGCGTTCTGGTTTGGCCCGGCCAATGGCGCCACCGTGAGCGGCGTGACGATCCCCACCTGGGGGCAGCGCACTGCAGGCGACTACGAGACGGCTCCCGATCCATCGTTCATCGGCCAGCCGATCCAGGACGTGTTCATCTACAAGAACCGGCTCGGGTTCCTGGCAGACGAGAACGTGATCCTCAGCCGGGCGCGGGACTTCTTTGAGTTCTTCCCGGAAACGGTCACGGCGATTCTGGATTCAGACCCGATCGACCTTGCGGCCAGCAACAACCGGGTGAGCGTGTTGCGGTACGCCGTGCCGTACCAGGACGAGCTGATCATCTTCTCCGATCAGATCCAGTTCCGGTTCAACGCTGCTGAAACCGTGCTGACACCCAGCACAGCGCAGATCACGGTGCTGACCAGCTACGAGATGGATCCCAACTGCCGGCCGATTCCGGTGCAGGGCACGATTGTGTTCTGCATGGCCAACGGGCAGTGGAGTCAGTTCCGCGAGTTCAGTGTGCGCGGCGCGGGCACTGCGCTGATTGCGGATGCGTCGGATCTAACGATGGCAGTGTCCAGCTACATCCCATCCGGGACATTCAAGCTGACGGC